CCCTTTTGTGAGCATGGGCGCGTCAGAATGACGCAGGATACAGGTGGGCTGTCGAACCCTTCGGTCAACACTGCAACATTCACGACCACTTGTATATCGCCATATGTAAGGCTGTGAAGTAACTCAGCACGTTCTTCCTTTGGCGTTTCGCCAGTGACCATTCCCGCGCTGACGCCTTGGCGAACAAACTCTGCAAGTAAATCCTCTGCGTGTTTCACTGTGCTGCAGAATACAACAGTCTTGCGATCTCCCGCATGGTTTTCCCACTCTTCGACAACGCGCCTGTTGATGACATCACTGTTCATGATGGCCTCGACTTGCTGCATGTCGTATTCTTTGCCCTTCATGGTGACTGCATCAAGGCGTTTACCTACGCCAAGGTCCATTGTGAAAGATCGTGGAGTGACAAGAAATCCTTCGCGAATGAGTGATGTGATTTCGATTTGATGTGCGCAGTTGTTGAAGACCTTGCGTAATCCTTTGCCATCGCCACGGTTGGGTGTTGCTGTGAAGCCAACGACTTCTGCGCTAGGATTATCTTCTTTAACTGCGTTGATTACCTTTAAGTATGTGTCGGCTGCGACATGATGGCTTTCATCTACTACAATCATGTCGAACACTGGGCGATCACGCAGATTGCGTTCTCTCGAAATGGTTTGCACCATTGAGAATATTGCACTGCCGTCCCAGTTTTTTTCTGAGCCGTTTACGATACTTGTTGTGATTTCGGGGTTGATGCGCTCAAACTTTGCTTTGTTTTGATCCACGAGTTCATCGCGGTGCTGCATCACTAAAACTTTTTTACCGTCTTTGTGGCGCTTCCCTACGAGCGCAGAAAGCATGATTGTCTTTCCTGCTCCAGTAGGTGCGACAACAATTGTATTGCCATGTTTGTCGAGAGACTTGCATGCATCATCAATTGCCGCCTCTTGATAGGGGCGTAACATCATTTGGGAAACTCCATTTAGTCTAGAAAGTGAGGGGGGGTTTCGCCCACGGCCCCCCTATCCGTGGTCTAGCAGGTAGGATATCACCTGTGCGCTAGATTATCTGTTTGCCCAAGATGGTGCTACACCGCCGGATGGCGCCTGTTGTGGTGCAGGTTGACCCGCTGCAGGGGTTTGCTGCACTTGCGCTTGTCCGGCTCCTATATAGCCCGTCTGGTTAGGCGTCATGGCGGCTGTCAGTCTGTTGCTGTCAGAATATCCATTCGTACCCTTCTTAACGCCAATTTTAGCGCAAATCTCCATACCGTTCAAGTCCATGATACCTGAGATGTTTCGACGCTGTTGGGCTGCCTCTGACATATCAGTTGGATCAAGGCCGTTTGCGCTTTCAATAATCTGACGCAATGTGCTTAGACCAATCTCTTTGGCTTGTGGAATGCCGCTCTGCCCCATCTTATCGCCATCGACAAAGATGCGATCCCAGAATTTACGGCGATCAAACTCACCACCAATAATTGTGAACTCAAGTTCCATCCACTTGGCTTTCGATGATTGTGATTGTTTGAACCATTGTCCTGCGCCAAACTCTGAAATTTCGATATCGCCCATTTTGACGACGATGACTGCACGAGCGATTGTACCTGCTGGAATTAATGAAAATTCTTGAGGTCCATCGTTGACTGCTGCTGTATTAAGATTGATCATGATTTACTTCTCCTTGGAGTTCTGTTTGTGGGTTCACAAAAGTTAGTTCTGACTTGCGCTCAGTTGTTTGCATCTTGTGTATGAGCTTGCCCAAGTCTGGTTCTTCAAGAGCATCAAGGCGCCCAGAGCGATCTTTCGCAGGGTAGCCATACTCGTTTAAAGCATCGCAGACAAACGCGCGAAATGTGCCGTTTTCGCCAGACATAACTGCCATTGTGATGACTTCATCCACAATGCCGGGCAGTTCCCGTCCTGTCTTTGATCCTTCGATTTGCAGCGTATATTGCTTGCGCCCGTAATCATCTGTGACTTCATCAAGAATGCCAACAAAGATAACGTTCTTTTCGCGTATATGCTGCAGATGGGTCAACCAACCCATCATCTCTCTTGCATGCATGCCGTAGGCTGCACGAGTGTCTAGCTTTCCAGTGCGATCAGAACGCGCCTCTGGTTGCTGTTGACAGTAAGAGAAACACAGACGACCTGCGACTGTGATAGAGTCCACAAAAATTGTGTCATACTTCATCATGGACTGATCGTTGCTTGGATCACCATAGGTTTGGCAAACGTAATCATAATGCGCTTGGCTGTATGGCTGATCTTCTGCAAGAGCAGGGTTGGGACCGCCGATATAACATGCGAGGTCACGACACTCTGCCCAAGTGTTTGGGCGCACAACGTCGATAGGATGTCCTTCCAACGCTGAGTCACCCGCTTCTAGGTCCATAAACAATGTTGTTTTAGGATCAAGGGTTTTGGCAAGGGTTGTTTTACCAACCCCACTTGCGCCCAAAACAACGATCTTATGACCGCGTTTTTCCGCCAACCTTTCGTCGGCTGATATGATTTTCAAAGGCATTTAACTCTCCACTGAAAAAGTTGCGCCACCCAATTCAACTGTGCGGCATTCTTCAAGAAGCTCTTTCACACGGGGTGGAGCTTCATTGTATTTTCTTTCTTCTACTGAGAAAGTGAGTTTGCCGTAGTGACGGGCGTCATCTACTGGCATTGTATCAAGTGCTTTACGCAAGGCTTCTTGATCCCAAGTCACCTTCTTGCGCAAGACAGCTTTGACTTTTCTGTTTCCAGCCAGAATATGCGCAGTGCCAAAATCCTTGCCTTCAGTCATCAATGACTGCTTGGCACGATCAAGGAATGTATCTGAGATTTGTTGTTCGATGTCTTTGAGTTCAGCCTTTAGACCGTCCATTTTGGCCTTCAACTGATCTCGACGCTCGAACAGAGTATCGCTGTTCATGTCGATTATCCTTTTAATTTTCTAGAGACTACAGCATGTGGTAGCGCAAATTTTTTGTCAACCACTTTTTTTAGAAAGGTATATTTCGATGTTGTGAACAGCCTTCATCAACTTCTTTTTTAGTTTAAATTCAGGGGTTTCCACGCCTTTTGCGTCTTCGATCACATGCTCCCAAGTTCCATCAAGACTTTCGAGGTCATACTCAAAATCAGCAACGTAAGTGCAGATTTTTTGACCGTTAACTGTGATGATAAACCGGGGCTGTAGCTGTAGGTTTTTGACCCGACCAGCTCGTTCTAATGACTTTAGATATAAATATCTTTGTGACTCCCATTTGGAGTCAAATGTGATCCCATCAACCTTGGTTTTTCGGTTGCCGTACTTGCTCCTTGACCTAGGTTTTTTAGAATAGTATGCTGTCTTTGGTAACATTTCTGGGAGAAATTGTAATGGTTCGTAAAACAAAATACAAGTCTGTCGGTGTAAACGACGACACCTATGAGATGATTGTGGAGCTTGCAAAGCGTGAAAAACGCAACATATCTCAACAACTTGCAATGATTGTGGAGCAAAAATTCCACGAAACATTCAAAGAAGAAATATCACGCAACCTTTATGGTGGCATTCAAGGCGTACTAAACGACTAAAGTAACCCTGCGCTTCCAAGGCCACCCAGTAATGTCGCCGCTATTGCAGGATTTTGTCTAGCTCTTTGGCGAATGTTTGTTTTTTCTACAGCCCTTTGACGTATCTGCCCTAATATATCTTGTGGCTGTGATACAGGCGCCGCAGCGGCAACACCTCTATCCAGAGATGGCAGAACTTGTGGAATTGGCGTTGGTGCAGGCACTGGCGCACGTTGTGATCTCTCATCAGACAAACGTTTCTGCTCATCGATCTCGCTTCGGATTAGGCTTTCCGCTGCCTGCTTCGCATTCACTGTAGTTTCGTCAACAGCTTGGGCGCCAGTTTGTGCAATAGCCCGTGAGATACCGTTTCCGATTAGTTTTCCAAGAGTTCTAGCTTTTTCAGGGCGAGATGCTTTTCCTGTCAAAGCCCGGTATTGCTCATCGATATTCTTGTAGAATATGTCAGTAGACAGCATACGAGTAATCAAGCCAAACCGTGCAAGTTTGCCAAGGTTCTCAAGAGGCGCTGCAGCGATGCCAGAGGCAATCAATGGACCACCGTCTGTTGTCTTGGCGTTGAATGACAGAACCTCACCAAAGCGGCGCATACGGCCTGCCATCTCGGGTCCGAACAATTCCTTTAGTCTACCAGCTTGGGCTTCGCGCTGTAGTCTTGTGCCGAACTCTGCCATCTTTCCGGGTTCAGACAAAAACTTTTCAGAGAAGTCTCCAATTAGATTTTCCATGTAAACGCCACGCAACTTCTGCAGATCGTTAGGATCATCAAAGTATGTGACGAGCTTTCTAATTGTTGTTGGCGCAGTGTTAGGGCTTGTAATTAAGTTAGCTGCCGCAACTTCATCTAAGTCGCCGCTGTCTAGCTTTGCGAGAACACGATCTTTCTCAAACTCAAGTGCCTCTTTTTGAGCTTGTGCCAAATTTTTAACCAAACCGACAGTCGGTTCATCTGCATTCGTTAAGGCTGAGACACGCTGCAATACAGCTTCGTCAGCTTTGGCTAGGCTTGTATTGTCCATTTGTGCAGCAAGGCGCTTTAACTCACCATATTGCTTTTTACCAAATAGCTTCTCGCCAGTGGCACCAAGTTTATCTACGCTGTTTCTAAACGTTGAGCCTCTGAAGTTTTTAGGATCAAGTTCATTCACAGAGCGACCAATGTTCTCACGTATCCATTCTCCGGCAATTCTTTGACGCAAGGGTTCAAAGTTATTACCAAGCATTTTTTGTGCGCGATTAAGAAGCTCTGGATTATTCGGCTTCACGATGCGCTTCATCATGCCAGCGGTGTTAGCTTGACCGAGTTCTTTAATTTCTTTTCGAATTGAACTTAGGTCAGAAATTCCAGCTACTTCATTCCAAGCAGTCATACCTTTTCTATAAAAAGCACGAGCATTGGGAATATCATCTGCAGCTTTTAAAATCTTACGGCGACCCGCATCAGAAATAGTGGCACCTGCAGAATCAAGCAAATCTTCAATATTTGAATACTCTAACTTGTTATCAATCATCTTCAAAAGATCACCGCCATAACGCTCTAACGTGGTGTCTTTTGGGTTCATGTTGATAAAGTCATTCAAACTTTTACGGGCATTGTATAGCTGGGCAAAACTTGCGTTTTTGCCTCTGCCAAGCTCTTTAAGGCTATTCAATGCAGTTACAGTTGTACCTGTGCTGTCTGTTAGGACAGAGCCTCTAAACTGTTCTGCGTTGTCTTTTGCGAAGCGTTTGATGTCGCCTACTGGTATAATATTAGATTCACCAGCCGCACTTTTTACAGCATCATCTATTGATTTAAACTGGGCACCTGCAAGGTTTTGAAAATCAACATATGCGCCTTTCCAAGCGTCATATAAATCTTGATCGATGTTCACAACGTCTTGATCTGCTGCACGACCTAGGTCATCAGCAACATTTCTAAACTGGTTGAGAATTTTCTTTTGAGCTTCGTTGACTTGAGATGTGAGTTTTGTTTTTCCTGATTCACGAGCGGCAAACAATGCAGACCCTAACGCTGTAGGGTCTACAGCACCAGATGCATCTCTAAACTCTTTGACTGTGTTCTGAATAGCAACACCATTTTCTCGTGTGCGCTTGGAGCCACCAAAGATTTTCTCACCGATA